TAACGCTCTGGCCGTTTTGCATTTACACTGAACTTGCCCTTAGCAAGTTTTTGTCCCTTATGCTTGCGCAAATTAACGCGCAGCCGATCCAGAGCTTCGGCACCCGCCTTGCTCGATCCGTCGCCCAACAGGGCCACGGTCTCCGCGTCCATCACATACTCGCCGTCGGACAACACCGCAGGGATGTCGTCACTGCGGCCAGTGCCGGGGCCGCTGACTGCAAATGCGTTACGCTTGGGCGAGCCGCCCCGTGCGAAGCGCATATTGTCGACGTCGGGAGCGTACATCGCAGGGGCGCTAGGCTCGTTTGGAATAGGTGTGGTGATAGGCGCGCTGATAGGCGCAGAGCCGGGCTGCGACGCGTAGTTGAAGAAGCTCGCCTCGGGGCCGAAGCCGTACCGCGTCCAGTCACGAGGTTGGCCGTTCACTACGGCGAAGTCGGACTGTGGCCGAGCGGCGAAGTTGCCAGTCGCGCCGGGCATGTTCGGTGCAGGAAGCTTGGCTGAGAACAGCGGGTTGAGCGTCCCCGTGCCGCCGCCCGGATACATAACGCCCGATGAGCCGCCCTTGCCGCCCTCAATCAGACCACCGATCAGGCCAACGCCTGTGCTGCCGAGGCGCAGATAGTCGGCGATGTCCGAAAGGGACAAGCCTTTAGCCGCCGCGTCGGAGTTCATATACGTGTCTAGTTCCTCGTCCGTCATCTCCGCACGGTCGGGGGCGTTACCCATGCCGTTTGCCGCGTTGGCGGCTGCGGCTGCTGCGGCAGAGGTGACGAAGTCAGCGGGCAACAGGTTTGTCGGAGCTGTGACGACAATCGGGTTCTTTTCGGCTTCAATCTCTTCTGCTGTCTTTTCCGCAGGCGCAGGCTCTGCGCCGCTCAACGCGCCTGAAAGCATGGCGTTTACGGGGATAGGGACCGCCGCTGCGAACGGTGATCCCGATCCAGATACGAACCTGTTCCCGCTGACAACGATGCTGTCGTCCACTGGCGCGGGTTCCGCTACAGGGGTTGGTTCCGTTACAGGGGTTGGTTCCGACGGCAGAGGTTCGGGCAAAGCACCCTTCGGTAGAAACTCTGTGGCTATAGGGCCGAGGGTGTTGGCTAGTGCTCCGCCGTAATTCGGCGCAGCGGACGCCGCTCGGCTTGCGATTACGTTAATAGTGTCGTCTATTGGAGGCTGAAATGCCTCGGGCAGCGGCTGCTGCGCAAACTGCTCGGCTGGCGTCTTGTAGCCACTTAGCGCACGCGAGGCGGCGTTGCCTGCTTCCGATAGAGCCGCTTGGCCGAGTGCGCCGCCTGTGCCTTGGGCAAGCCGAGAAAGCGCGGTGACAACGATGTCATCGCTTAAACCTTGTGCGGCTCCCTGCGCCGCGCCTTGTGCTACGCCTTTGGTAGCATTGCTCAGGGCACCGCCAATCGCTTTATCAAGCCCAGTGCCGCTTACTAAGCCCGCCGTAGCGCCGCTGAGTAAGGCACCTTTAAGGATGTCGTCGCCCTTGAGTGCAGCGCCTAAACCGCCTGCGCCAGCGGCAGCGCCCATTTTTGCAAGAAGGCTAAGCTGGCCGAAGCCCGGCACAAAGCCTAATGCCAAAGGAGCCACGGTGCCGACTACATTCGCGATCTGGCCTAGTGTGCTCTTGTTCTTCTTCTCATACGCGACAGTCGAGTAGTTACCGGACGGGTCGGCGGTTTGAATGCTGTAATTTGCTTTGCGACCGAGCGTGTTGGACATATTCTGCCCCAATTCGGTCGCCTTGCGTGCCGCATCAAAGCCCGACCCCTCGAACACGATCTGATTGGTGCGATGGTCAACGAGGCGCACTGGCTGGTCAGCCCGCACCGCGAACGTGTTGCCGCCGGTTCGCGAGGTGGGGTTGCCTTTGTTAGACTTTGGTGCGCCGATGTATTGTAGGTTCGGATCGGCTTGGTATATGCCGCCCCCAGCGCCACCGCCGCCGAAGTTAGAACCGAAGTTCATCCCGTACAGGCTGTTCAGGCCGCTTAAATCCAAGCCAGCCAAACTATTAATATCGAAGGGCACTTCGGCAGGCGCGACGGCCTCCTGTGTCATCGGCTCGACCAGCGCACGCTGGGGCGCATCCATGATTGGTTCCGCGCCATACTCAGGTATGGACGCTTCCAAATAGTTGGTGAAGCCGGGGATATACATCAGTTTTGTTCCTCAAGCATTGGATAAACCCGCATAGCCCACTCGCGCCAGTCCGTAAATTGAAAGGGGTCAGGCAGGGCGCGCTGCGTAAAGGGGGACGCGCGTACAAACCCTGTGGCCCATCGTTGCCAATCAGCTTCGTCGTCCAGTTTCCCAAACGCCCAAGCGTCATTGGTTGTCAATATAACAGCATCTGCCCATTCGAGCAATGACATACCGATGGGATTGATAGCCATCAGCCGATGACCGTGCCGTCGCCGGGCTGGACGTGCCCAAGAATAAGGCCCATCTCGTAGTTTCCGCCGATGGCATTACTCGTAAAACGGAAGCGCATCTCGCGCCGCTGGTCCTTAAAATAGATGACCTGCTCTTGCGGCGTTTGCGGGTTTTCGTAGATCGTCTTGAGCTCGCCGTTCACTTCCGGCGCGCGAGCGTTGGCGCGGCCCATGACCTGCACGGTCATGTCGCCAGACTGCACGAAGTCAGGTTCCAGCATAAGGACTTGAAGGGCCTTGTTGGTCTGCGACTGGACTGGAAGCGACATGTCGCCCGTCTCGAAGTAGGAGAGGATTGGGTTAACCACTGTGCCGTCAATCTCGTCCGTCCCGACCTCATGCACCCAGAACTTGTAGGGCTGGACAAAGGTCAAAGTGAACGTGGCCGAAGAGCCTGCGCCGCCTGTGACCGACACAGGGTTGGTTGGCGGCGTTGTGTAGCTGCCCGCATTGGTAATCGTTATGCCGGTAATACCTCCGCTGCCGTTGACCGTCGTCACAGTCAGCTCAGTCGGAAAGACATCGATCCCGCCGCTGACGAGTAGGGTGTTGCCCACGGCGTAGCCGGTGCCTGCCGCCGTGATTGTGACCGCAGTGGCCTCGTAATTCTGCTGCTCGACGCCCGACATGAGCGGCTTGCGGAACACGGCAGGGAACAAGCCCGCGCCGCGACCACCGTTGGGCAGCGGCGTGTCGTACCAGATGTTTTCGCGCACGTTGTAGACAACGGCGTGGTTCGGCTCGAGGCTGTCGCCGAACGGGAAGCACCACCAGATCTCGCCAAAGCGTGGCACCTTTACCGCGAACACTTTCTGCCGCTGGGCATAGTTCAGGTTGTCGAAGAAGAAGTTGATGTTCAGATTGTTCTGGACCTCGCGCACGACGCCGTTGAACATCAGGAAGCGGTCGGTGCCGATCCAATAAAAGACGCCGTCATACTCGATGACGGACTGCGCCGACAGGATTGAGCTCTCGGTGCTGATCGTGTCGAATTGGAAGACTGCCGTTCCGCCGATGTATGTCATACGCACAAGGCTGTCTGCGGACCACAAGAGGCCCGAGGGGCTGTTACCGGGGCCGCCGCGCAACGGCATGCCGCGCACGATCTTTTGGCCGGTCACATAGGCATTCCCCGCACCGGAGCTGGTGAAGTCGTCAGGTCCGTTCGGAACCGACCACGCAACGTAGCCGTCATTACCAAAAACAACAGTGTAGGGAGGCAGCGATACGACGCCGCCAGTGGCGCTGAAATTTGCGGGAACAGCCGTAACTCGTGTCAAGGCGGTCGTGGCGAGAAGGTCGCCGACGAAGAGCTCGCCGCCGTCGCTGTTGCAGATGCAGTTCAAGTTCGGCGCGACCTGCGCGACAAGCTGGTTGCCGTTCGTCAGATCATAGCCGAGGGCAAACTGCCAGAGATTTCCGTCGTTGGCCGTGAAGCTCGATGTCGGCGTGCGGTTGCTGATGACGCTCGTGTTGTACGTGCCGTCAATGTAGAACCGTTCGACGAGGTTAGCCGATCCGGCGTGGACATAGGTCAGCAGATCCTGCGTGTACTCCGTGAGCGTGCGGGGCAAGCCGCGCAGAAACTTGTTGACCGAGCGATAGCCGCCCATCTTACGAGGCAAGCCACGTTGAAAGCGGACCCACTGGCCGTCAACGTACTGGTCACCCTCGAACTTGGTGCCGTCCCGCTTGATGCCGGGGAGAGAGCGGATCTGTACGATTTGTTCAGCCATCAGAATTGCGCGTCCGCTTCGACGGTTATTGTCGCGGTGTCGAGTATGGTGGTCGTGCCTCCGCGCCGAATAGATATATCAAAGACGCAAAGGTTGTTGTTTCCTATGGAAGCCGCGAGTTGCCAAGTCTGTGTGACCCCCAAATTAACCCAAGACCCGACGGTCCCACTGTCAAGGCCACCAGATAGGACGTCAACAAACGCCTCGTAGAACCCTGCTTGGGATGTAGGCGTACACCATGTTTCCACCGTAGCGTATACGTTGTTTGCCATAATTTGAGCCAACCCCGTAGATGTTAAGCGGTAGCCAGCCCTTGCGGTGCGAAGACCCGCTGAGAAGTCAGCCGCAGTTTGGTCGGTTATGGAAATAATAACCGCACTCTTGCCGTAGAAGTTGGTCGGCACGATGATAGCGCCAGACGCAACGCCCGCTAACGTGCGGACATCGGTGTCGTTTAGTGAAACCGTGGCGGTAGCGGATTTACCCAGTTCGAGGTTGATGGACTGCCCCGCCGTGCTGCCACCCAGACTGATCGGCCCCGTCGTGTTAAGCGTCATTATTTAGCTCCCCGTAGCTCGTCCAGTTCAGCCTTGAGTTCCGCGATAGCCGCAAAGGCCACAGCGACAAGCTTCTCGTAGTCAACGGCCAGCGTGCCGTCGTCGCGAGTGCGAACGGCCAGCGGGAACATTTCCTGCACGTCCTGCGCGATGACGCCGAAGTCACTCTTGCGGACGAAATAGCCGTCCTCACCGCCGTGGTCGGCGATGTAGGCGTCCGTCCAGTCGAAGGTCTTCCCACCGACTGTCGATACGATGCCGAGAGCGTTTTCAATCGGCTGCACGTTCTCCTTGAGACGCGCGTCCGACGAATAGTAGGCCGTGACGTTATTGGTCGCGCGGATCTCGCCCGCCGTACCAGAAGCCGCAGTGCCGACGCCAAGGCTGTTGACCTGATAGTTGTTGCTTGTGTTGAGCGCGTTTGCCGTGGTCGCCGTCGTTGCGTTCGTCGCGTTCGTCGCATTCGTCGCGTTGGTAGCGTTTGTTGCATTGGTGGCTGTTGTAGCGGTTGTAGCGGAGGTAGCTGTTGTAGCCGATGTGGCAGTCGCCGCGTTGCCGCTGATGTTGATGCCCCAAGTGCCGGACGCGCCTGTGCCGTCTGCTTTAGGAGCACCAACGGTGCTGTAGTCAATCGTGCGTGCTGCCGACCCGTTGAACGTCGTGCCCGCCGCTGCGCCACCTGTATTGGTGAAGGTTACCGCATTGGTGACCGATCCAGCCGTAGTCGCTGAGGTAGCCGACCCAGCAGTCGTAGCCGAGGTGGCAGTCGCCGCGTTCCCGCTGATGCTGATGCTCCAAGTGCCGGACGCGCCGGAACCAGTGGCCGAGGGAACGCTAAGGTTAGACCGAGCAGTTGCCGCATCAGTTGCGCCTGTGCCGCCGCTGGTGACAGGCAGAGTGCCTGAGACCTGTGTGGTCAGGCTGACGCCAGACAGCGTGCCGCCGAGTGTCAGGTTACCCGAGGAGGTGACGGTGCCCGTGAGCGTGATGCCGTTGACCGATCCAGTACCGCCAACTGAGGTGACGGTGCCGGTGGTCGAGCTGGTCCCAGCGCCGATGGCCGAGCGGAACGACGCCGCGTCGAGAGCCGAGACTGTGTTGTCTGCGTTGAAGCGGGGGAACGTAACGGCGCTCGGGTTGGCGAGCGTGAACATGCTGCTGCCGATGGCCGTCGCGCCAAGGTTGGTGCGCGCACCGCCAGCCGTTGTCGACGCGGTGCCGCCCTGTCCGATGCTCAATGCGGTCGTCAGGCCCGATAGAGCCGTGATGTCGCTGTTTGCACCCGAGGCAGCCGCGCCAAGGCTGCTGCGTGCGCCCGCAGCCGTCGAGGAGGCTGTGCCGCCCTGCGCGATGCTCAGAGGCGTGCTGAGGCCCGATAGAGACGTGATGTCGCTGTTAGCGCCAGAGGCAGCCGCGCCAAGGTTCAGACGCGCACCAGAGGCCGTAGCGCCGCCTGTGCCGCCGTTTGTGACGGCCAGAGTGCCGCCAAGCGTCAGCGTGCCGCTTCCGGTAACAGGGCCACCGGAGAAGGAGAGACCCGTCGTGCCGCCCGAGGCGTCGACTGAGGTAACCGTACCGCCGCCAGCCGTCGACGTAATCGTAATCGAGCCGCCGCCGTTGGTGATGCTTATGCCCGAGCCAGCCGTCAGGGTTGCCTTGGTCAGCGTGTTGCCGGTGCTGTTACCAATCAGAAGTTGGCCGTCGGTGTACGAGGTCTGCCCCGTACCGCCGTTGGCAACGGGCAAAGCCGTGCCTGACAGCGAGACAGCGAGCGTGCCGCTGGTCGTGACAGGAGATCCGGTAACGGACAGGAAGGAGGGGACGGTCATACCAACGCTGGTCACCGAGCCTGAACCCGTGCCGACGCCCACACCGTTGATGAAGAGACCCGTCGCGTTGATCGTGCCTGTGCCCTGCGCGCCACCCGTCGGTGCGCCGACCTGCACGCCGCCAGAGGCAGTTAGCGCGGTGATGTCGCTGTTGCTGCCCGACTGGGCCGCGCTGAGGTTAGAGCGTGCGCCTGCGGCTGTCGTAGATCCTGTGCCGCCCTGCGCAACGGTCAAGGCCGTTGTGAGGCCCGTGATCGAGGTGATGTCGCTATTTGCGCCAGAGGCAGCCGCCGCGATGGCGGAGCGGGCAGCAGCCGTTGTGGATGCCGTAAAGACGCCGGTGCCGATGCCCGTGCCGCCGAGGTTGGTCAGCGCGGAGCCTGCGGTGGTCGCGCCGGTGCCGCCCTGTGAGATGCCGACCACGCCTGCGAATGCCGCCGCAGTCGTTGCGGTGATGATGTTCGTGCCGTCGGAATAGTAGATACCCGTCGTGTTCTGCGTCACAACAACAGGGGATGAGCTGCCCGCCACGCGGACAGAGAGGGTGAAGGCACCCGTCGTCTGGTTGTTGATCCAGTACTGCTGCACGGTGGCAGGCACAACGATAGTCACGTTGCCGCTCAGGGTGCCTGTGAACTTGTAGGCAATGCGGTTCAGTTCAGATCCGCTCAACGTGTACGTGCCTGTAGTGACGGCGACAGACGTGTAGTCGAAGGCGAAGACCGCCTGCTGGCCGAGGCCGATGGTGTACCACTGGATGCCGTCGGTCACGATGCTGGCGCTGTCGCCCGGCTGCAAGGTGAGCGTGCTGCTGCCATTGATTAGCTCTGCGCCAGATGGGTCGACGACAAGGTCGCCCGTGCCGCTGTTGCGCAGGTTGATGAACCAGCCGTCAGTCGCCGAGACGGAAGTTGGCAAGTTCAACGTGCCCAGTGCGCCTGTCCAGACAAAAGTCTTAGCGCGGTCGCCTGTGGTCGTCGTGACTGGCGTTGAGGAGAAATCGACAACCTCGGCGTTCTGCGCGAGGGTTGAGCCGAGGGCAACAAGGCCGGGGCCTGCGAGTGCAGAGGCTTGCGCCTGTGCGGTAGCCGCGCCGTAACGGAAGACGCGCCACGTTCCGGCGACCGTTGTGTTGTCCGTCAGGTAAATCTGCCACTGCTCGCCTGCACTCATGCTGAGAATGGCGTTGCCTGCGGCAGTGTCGACCGTGACGATGCTGGGGCCGAGGTTGTTGAAGAGGATCGTCTGCCCCACGCCGACCTTCGTCGCGTCAGGCATGATGATGGTGTAGACGCCAGTCGGCGTTACATCGATGATGCGGGCGACGACGTTGTTGCCGGTGGTGGCCTCAAGCGGCCACTCAAGCGTTACATCGCCAGACAGCGACAGCGGAAGATACGACACGTCCGAGGGGTAGATTGTGCTGCCCCCGAAGACCTGAGTGAACGATGTGGACATTATTAGGCCTCCTTGCGCACAGCGGATCGGTCGAGGATTTTACCAAGGTCTTCGCCGTTTAGCATCGCCGCCGCGCGATCATACATGCTCTGCCAAACTTGGATGCGTTCGTCGTTCTTCAGGAACGGCGTGGCTTCCACCAGCGTGCCGTAAAGCAGAAGCTGTGGAGCGTATTCCGTGACCCAATTCGTCTGCACGCTGTCGTCGAGCAACGGCGGCAATTCGTAATAGAGGATCTCGAAGGGGTAATCTTGATCGGGCGTTGGCGCGATCAACCAGTGGCTATAGTCATAGTCGCTGTAGAAAACAGGCTGGTCGGTGTCGAGCGCGTTGGGCCAGTACGTGCGAATATATTCGTAATCGCGCGTGAACAGGAACTTGCGATTGTCACCCGTTGCGCCCGTGCCGATGTTGATCGACACGGTGTCGCGCCAGCGGTCGGGCTTAGGGTAAACCGATTGCCCAGTGTTGAGCTCGCCCGTCACGACATTGATGAAGCCCTGAACCTTGAGTTCACGAGCAATCTTGCGCTCCGCCAAGTTGATGAGGCGCGGGATTTGCTCGTAAACGACAGCGTCAGACGCGAGTGTCGCGCCGCGCTCAAGGTAGCGGCGGACATCCTGTTGAAGGCTCTCGAAGGTCATTGTCGTGGACATAGGGGCCTCTATACCTGTTTTTTATTGGTTTGGACAGACACCGCCTACAGATATTCGGCGAGGGCAGTTGCGATGCCTGCGAAAGTGATAAGAACGGCTGCGATTTTGCTTTTCTTACCGAATTTCGGCGCGTCTCCGTCCATCGGCAAGATCTTGTTGGTGGCTTTCTTGAGGATCGCCTTTTCGGCTTCCTTCTTCAATACGCTTTTCAAATCCATTGTTCTTCTCCTTAGAGCCAAGCAGCATATTTCTTGGTTTTCAATTTACGGTCTTCAAGGCCGTGGGTTCCGCCATTGATCCGCTTTGTCAGGGCAAGGATCGCAGCGTCGTTGATGCCTTGGTCGCAGATCGACCAGAGCTTGTTTGCGTCAAAGAACCACAGGGCGCTTTCAAAGCCGAGTTCGGTAGCGACGAGGTCTGGATTGTCCAAAATCTCCTGTTCGCGACCAATGTATTTCCCGAATGCGCGGTAGTTGTTCTTCCCGGTGAGCTGGAGCGGACCCCGGCCCCGGTATTTCCACCCGTCGCCAGACGCTTCATCGCCGTTACCCATACGGTTGGCATAGACGCGATTGGCTATGCGCTGCGGCTGACGCTCATACGCCTTGGCGAGTGCATCGGTCGGGAAGTACTTTCCGAAGATGCCGCGCAGTCCCTTTGCGCCGTAGTTCAGGTTTTCGCTGAAGGCCTTAAAGTTTCCGCTCTCGTGCGCCGTCTGGGCAAAGAAATGCGCGGCGCGGTTCTTGTTCAGCTTGAAATGGGCGCAGGCGGATTTCAGTGTCCCCGGTCCGAACGCACCATCTGGATGGCATCCACATTTACTTTGAAGGTTTATAAGGCTCATTTCCCCGCACTCCGCCAATCTGGAAAGTCATTTTCGTCAACCACGCCGTCGCCGTTGGCATCATAGCGCAAATCGTTGCGATACTTTTCCCATGGCTCCATGTCGTCATCGTCGTCATCATCTGGCGTGTCGATGAATACTGTATCTTGCGGATCGTCATATGCCTTTGGCGCTGGTGCGACCATGTCGGGTGTAAGCGGTAGTGGGTCTGGTTCAGGCGCTACAGGGGCCGCAGGCTCAGGCTCAGGATCGTTGCGGTCTTCTGGCGGCGGTGGAACCAGCTCACCCTTCATGCCCATCAGCGTGGCGTAGGAGCCAGCAACTGCGCCGACAACCGAGGTCATGACGTAGCTTAGGAGGCCGAAGACGTCCTTGTTGTCGATGATTTCGTTCGACACGAACAGGCCAACAATCATAGCACAGGTAATGGCGCAGATGACAAACGCCATCGTGCGAGCAGCCAACAAGAGCGCCTTGATGCGCGCTTCCATTAATTTATCTTCCATCATCAGTCCTTTCCGGCCAGCGGGTTCGCCAGCGTCTTTTGAATACGTTCGGCAGTCTCGGCCTCAAGTTCCTTGATGCGACGCTGCTGCTCCTGATCCTGCTGACGCAGTTGCTCTATGACAGCGCGCTGCATCGCCATGTTCTGCGCGTCGCTATTCCTAACGCTGCTCGACACCGCGTCAACCGTCTGGCGCGTACCGCTCACGCTGCTGGAAATGCTGCCCGTCATGTAGTTGAGGGCTTCGCTGTTAATCTTGGTCAGGCGCTCGACGCTCGTGACGCGCTCATCCAGCACCGAAATGCGGTTCTCGATGCTCGACAGATCCGGCGGCACATAGGCAGCGGTCACTTCCTTCATGGTCAAGAACTGCTGATACACTTGGAAGCCAGCCCAGAGGCCGCCGACAATGGTCGATATAGCCGCGAAGATAATGGCAATCTTGCCGCTGCTCAGGCCACCAATCTTAAAACTGAAGCCGCTCTCATCAAAGGCGACCTTGGGTTCCTCATCTGTACTGCTCATCTACCATCTCCTGCCAGCGGGCATCATTCGTCTGCATCAGTCGATACAATTCAAAGTTTGCGTCTTGCAGCCTACGTCGGCTGTATATATCACGAACTGCGTAAAAGTCAGCCCTATCTTGTAGGGATGCTTGTGTATACGCAGCGAAGCCCGGAACAGCCCCCATTTCCGAAATCGTTTCACCCTGACCCTCAGACATGCCACTTTCGGATTGCGGCGCATTTCCGCCAGAGGGCGCAGGCGGGGGTGAACCGAGGCCCAGAGCCTCGAACGTGTTAGCCATAGACATCGGGCTGCCTGCCGAGATTGCCGCGTCCAAGGGCGATGCGCTCTGCGCCACCGATATTGTTGGCCCTATAGAAAGCGCCCCGCCAAACGTAGTGTCAAAGCGCATCTGTGTGGTGAACGCACCCGCTACCGAAGCATCCTGCGTTTCCTGCATGAAGCTGACTTGCGCCTGCGTGCTACTCTGCGCTTGTTGCGCTTCCTGCATAACGCTATCCTGCTGCTGCACGCTGTCTTCAAAGTCTACGCCAACTGCGGCCAGCGCAGCGACTTCATCGGGGTCCAGCCGCTCGGCTTCGTCGGCCTCAGCCACACTGGCCTCTGCGTCAGACTCAA